AATTATGATGAAAATCCTTATGGTGAATATCATGAAACCGATGGAATTTCAGAACATATAGACGGTGGAATTTCATTAGTTGTTAGTGTAGCTCCTATAGGTAATGGAAAATCCTTAGTTAGTCCAGAAATTTTAAGAAGTACTGATATAGAACCAACTGAATAGTTTTTCATGTTTGAAAAATTGACTAAAGACAACATTACGATGTATGCCATTCAGCATTATCATAATCCGTCTTGTGAAGGCATGAGTGAATTTAATGATGATATGAAACGATTTAAGTATGTTAAAAGACTTTTTCGTAAATACGAAGAAACTGGAATACTTAAAGAGCGTCTATTACTGAATCATATTATTGTATTAAATAATTTATTTGGAGCTGAAGCTTCATCGACACTTTTATTCTTTAAGACAGAACAAATACATTGGTCTGCATTAAAGGGATTTTTAGAGTTTTTAAATATAATGCCTGAAAATGATTTACAGGATATACTAATTGATAATAACATAAAACAAAAATTAATGGAATTATGAGTAGAGCAGTAGATTTATTTGTTACCTATCGATTTCTAAAATTATTAGTTACGCCATGGAATAAACAAGAAGCGTATAAACAAGGAATTATAGATAAGAATGGTAAGGCAATCAAAAAAGCTAGAGATTTAACTACAGAAGCAGAAAGAGAATCTTTTACTCTTTTGCATAGATTAGTATTTAATTGCAAACGAATTATGGGTAAAATTCCTTTTGTGAGAAGTCAATTAGGTACTTACGCTACTGCATTATTTCTTCTTAAAGAACATTATAAAATAGAAAATTTACCAGAAGCTCAAGTTACCAAATATTTACTGGAAAATAAACTGATAGATTTAAATGACAGTATATCAGAAGAAGTAATTGGTTTTGGAAATATGCTTCCTATAGGAGAATATAAACTTAAAGATCAAGTTACAGCAGATGATGATGAAATCGATGCTCAGCCTGGAGATATAGTAACTGCACTTGAAGATACACCACCTAGTGATAGAATACTAGGTGTTGATGTTTTTCCTGTAATTCACAAAAAAAGTAATAAAATAATATACGTTTCATTGGAGGACATAAATGATTAAGTTAATTGTAGAAAATATGACTACAGCATCTGTAGATATGAATGTAACTGGAAAATCAAAGAAAAAGAAGAAGTGTGAAACCTTTAGTGTTTCAGATGATTGTTTTCATAAATTCAAAAATGGAAAAACAAAGTTTGAACGATGGTCAAAATATCTGGATTTAACAGATGATTCACAAAAGAAAATTTATGATTGGGCTAAAAGACACCATAATGGTTCGATTATACTTAAAAACTCTGTAACTGGTCAGCTTAGAGGAATTCGATATAACCGCACAGGTGGTGGTCAATGGGGTAAAATTACCAGACTTAAAGAACAAGTTTTAGAAACTAATCAAAAATTCACAGTAAAATGACCGTAAAAGCTGATGTCGAAGTTCTTAAAACACAAATTGCAACAATTAAAAGTTCTTTCGATGGCCACGTTACCCAAAACAGAGAAGATTTTAAAGAAGTTCATTCAAGGATGAGTACCATGAAAAGAGAAATTTCAGATGAAATTAACTTGACTTTTGAGAAATTATGTGATAAAATAGCTGGTAATGAAAAACAATTAAGTGGATTAGAAAAGTGGAAATGGACTGTTGGTGGGATACTAATAGCAATGACATTTCTAATGACTGCTTCACAAACATTTGGTTTATTTAACTAATATTTAAAATTACATTATGAGCTACATTGACCAGAAGTACATAAATCTATGTACCTCTAGGGTAGAGAAGTTTAAGAAGGTTAGAGATAACCTCTGGAACTTTCGCTGTCCCATCTGTGGAGATTCCCGAAAACAAAAGAATAAGGCTAGAGGATTCATATATCGCAAGAAGGCATCTTTTTTCTACAAGTGTCATAATTGTGGTATTGGTCTTACTTTCAATAATTTCCTCAAACAAATAGATCATGGACTTCATACTGAGTTTTTAGTAGAGAAGTATAAAGAAGGTGAGACTCAAGGGAATACTCCTATTCCTGACAAAATCCCATTCACATTTGAACCCCCTAAGTTTGACAAATCCCTAAACAGGCATTTGGATAAACTAATTAAGTTTAGTGACCTTAAAGATGGTCATCCAGCCATACAGTACTTGGAAAAAAGACAAATTCCCAAAATACATTGGGACAAATTATACTTTGCAGAGAAATTTTATGAGTGGTCACACACAATATTTCCTGAAAAATTCAAGAGTATAAATATAGATTATCCTCGACTAGTTATCCCTTTTTTCGACAAGTCAGGAGAAATCTTTGCTTATCAAGGAAGAGCGTTTGGTAAGGAAGAACCAAGATATATCACCTTAAAAATTGTTTTAGAAAAAGAGAAGATTTATGGACTTGAACGTATTGATTTTGATTCTCATACATACGTTGTTGAAGGCCCATTAGATTCTCTCTTTATAGACAACTGTTTAGCAGTTGCCGGCGCTGATTTGAACTTATTGGAGTTAAGTCCAGAATCAACCACTACCATATACGATAACGAACCACGAAATGAACATACCGTTGAACGTATGTTTAAATCTGTGGATAGGAATTATAACGTAGTAATTTGGCCATCTGAATTAAAAAGTAAAGACATCAATGATATGGTACTGTCAGGAATGAAGAACATCAAAGAATTTATCGATGTACATTCATATCATGGATTAAAAGCATACCTCAAAATTAACCAATGGAAGAAAATATGAATCCTCAATTACAGACTATACCAATATCTCAGACATATAAATCTATACCCACCCCTCGCACAATAAAAACTATTACAGAACCAACCCCACAACAAGACCCTTTTCAAAATGAATTAAGTAAATTTGTATACTACAGAACATATTCACGATGGGATGATGATAAGATGCGTAGAGAAACATGGGATGAAACAGTCGCACGAGCTGTAGCCTTTCTCAAGAAGGCTAGTAAGAATAAATTAAAGAAATCAGATTACGAATTGATACATCAGTATATTCTTGATATGAAGGTAATGCCTTCTATGAGACTATTATGGACTGCTGGAAAACCAGCAGATATTAATAATGTTGCAATTTATAATTGTTCAACTGTTCCTATTGACTCTTTACATTCTTTTGCAGAGGTTTATTTCTTGTTGATGAGTGGTGCAGGAGTAGGTGTGGATGTTTCTAAAAGATACATTGAAAAGATTCCTAAAGTAAAGAAATTGAATGGGGAGAAAAGTAAAATTGTATTCGAGGATTCCAAAGAAGGTTGGTCAGTTGGTACAATGGCCGTTTGTACAGCCATGTGGGAAGGATACGATGTAGAATGGAATTTGTCTAAACTCAGACCTCAAGGAGCAAGACTCAAAACTTTTGGTGGTAGGTCATCTGGGCCAGGGCCACTAGATGAGACTTTGCACTTCATCAAACACATGGTAGAAGCACATCGTGACCGCAAACTAAGTTCCATTAATGCATTTGATATTATTACTAAAATTGCAAATTCAGTAGTCGTAGGTGGTGTCAGAAGGTCATCAATTATTACCCTTTCAGACCTCTACGATAGTGGAATGAGAAATGCTAAACAGGGTCAGTTTTGGGTGACAAATGCACACCGAGCCATGAGTAACAATAGTGCAATTTATGATGTTAAACCAAACTCCATAGACTTCATGAAAGAGTGGTTAGCACTCGCAGAAAGTGGTACAGGAGAACGTGGAATTTTTAACCGATATTCAATCAATAGTTTGATTCCAAAACGCCGGCGTAAAAGGCAAGATTGGACAACTAACCCTTGTGGTGAAATAATATTGCGCCCAAGAGGGTTCTGCAACCTTACAGAAGTAGTTATTAGGGCTGAAGATACACTTGAGACATTGATGGAGAAGATTAAGGTTGCAACTATGATTGGAACGATACAATCTACATTGACAGATTTTTCACTCTTAGATGAACTTCACGATGATTGGAAAAAGAATGCTGAGGAAGAAAGACTTCTAGGTGTATCCATGACAGGACAAATGGACAATCCAGATGTCTTGACACCTGACAACCTACAATCCCTGAGAGATTATTCAGTAGGGGTGAATGTAGAAACGGCAGAAAGATTGAAAATAAACAGGTCAGTAGCTATTACAACTACGAAACCTAGTGGAACAGTATCAACATTAGTAAATTCCTCATCGGGGTTTCATCCACGATTTGCAGACTATTATATACGAAGGGTGAGAATATCTGCTACAGATCCATTATTCAAAATGATGAGGGATCAAGGAGTAACATTCCATCCAGAAGTTGGACAACCAGTAGAAACCGCCCAAACATGGGTAGTAGAATTTCCTGTAAAGGCTCCAGAGAATTCAGTAAAGGTAAAAGATGTTGATGCAATTTCTCAATTAAAACAATGGTTAAAAATAAAACATAATTATACCGAACATACAGTATCAGCCACAATTTATGTCAAACCCGATGAGTGGTTTGAGGTTGGTAACTTTGTATACGAAAATTTCGATGATTTAGTGGGGGTGAGTTTCTTACCTAAAGATGACCACATCTATCAACTTGCCCCTTACGAAGAAATCGATGAAAAAACTTATGATGTAATGCTTGCAGATTTCCCAAAAATTGATTATTCTAAACTTTCTATATATGAAACAGAAGATAATACTACAGGAGCTCAAACAGTTGCGTGCTCTGGTGACAGTTGTGAAATCATTTAATAGCAAGTTTTATGGTAGAAAATATTGAAATAGAATGTACAGATTGTAATGCTATATATTATATAAAACATAATTTGAATAAATCGAGATATGATATAAGTTATTGTTCATTTTGTGGTGCAGAAGATATTGAAATGGAAGAAGATTATGAAGAAGAGGAAGATTATTATTGACCTAAATATTCCTATGTGGAGTATTTATGAGTTACGAAAACCCTTGGCTATATGATGGTAAAATTTTTGAAAGTGAAGATATAAATGATTATTTCGGATTTTGTTATCTATTAACTGACCTTGAAAACGGCAAACAATATATTGGAAGAAAGTACTTTTATTCCATTAGAAAGAAAAAAGGAGTAAGGAAAAAAGTACGGTCAGAGAGTGATTGGAAATCCTATTACAGTTCATCAAAAAAGGTTAAACAAATAGTGCTAGAATCTGGCCCTAACAGATTCAAGAGAGAAATATTATCTCTTTATATAAAAAAAGGTCAAGTGAATTATAATGAAACAAAATTATTATTTCAGCATAATGTTTTAGAAGCCGTAGATGAAAACGGTGAAAAATTATATTATAATGATAATATTATGAATAGATATTTTTCAACAATTATGGAATAAAAGACTTGACATTTGAGATTTATAATGGTATAATATAAGGTATATAAATTGAATAAAAGACTTACAAAGTTAAAAGGTCTTATTGATGATGGTTCAGTACCAACCATTTTAGAGGTTAGAACAAATTCTAGGGAATATTCCTATAAAGATGTTATAGCTTTAGATTATGGATTCGTTCAAGACCTGTATATGGGTAATGAAAATTTTGAAACTTGGTTTACTTATACTGGGCCGAAACCTATAAAACTCAATGATCTTACTTTAAATAAAAATGAGATGATTGAAATAATACTTGATTATTATGGAATATAATGAAAAAACAACTAAGTGAAGAACGAAAACAAGAGCTTCGTGACCAACTAACAAAGGCTCGAAGTAAGAAGAAATCAGCAGAGTACAAAAATGTATATCCATCTGTCTTAGCAAAACCAGATGATGATCCTTTGTCGTTGAAAACAGTTAAGAAATGGATTAAACACAACAAAGAAAAGGCCTCTGCATATCTTACCAACTCTCGCAGGAGAGGAGCCACACCCAAACAATCCATTACAGATAAAATCAATTCTGAAAATGCGAAAGCATATATTAGGATGATGGAACATTATCTCAGAACAGGGGATTGGATTTCTAATTTTATGGGAGATGATGAAGAAAAGAAAACTCAATGGAAATGTGTCGCAATGGCCTATCATGCAGATGGTACACCAAAACGAACTAAAGGAATTTTCTATCCAGACATTAATATGGTGTGGGGCGAGGTTGTATGATACTAATTGATTTAAGTCAAATAATGGTGGCATCTACAATGATGTCAATGGGAAAAACCCAATCAGAAGTTGATGTTAGTATGGTTCGACACATGGTTTTGAATAGTCTCAGAATGTATCGGTCAAAATATCACAAAGAATATGGTGAGTTGGTCTTATGTTGTGATGGGAGACATTCATGGAGGCGTGACCATTTCCCACAATATAAAGCGGCTAGGAAAACTAATAGAGATGCTGATAGTAGAGATTGGACACAAATATTTGGATGTCTTGATACTATCAAATCTGAACTTAAAGAGTTTTTCCCCTACAAATATATAGAAATTGATGAGTCAGAAGCTGATGATATTATTGGTGTACTTGCAAGAATTGCTACAGAAAAGGTAATGATAATTTCTGGTGATAAGGATTTCATACAATTACAAGTAAGGGATAATGTTGACCAATATAGTCCAATTACTAAAAAAATAGTTTATGATGCTAATCCAGCTAAATATTTGAAGGAACATATTTTGCGTGGTGATTCATCAGATGGTGTTCCTAATTTCTTATCTGCTGATAATTGTATTGTGGATAAAATACGACAAACACCAATATCAAAGAAAAAAATAGAATTATGGATAGATCAAGATCCAGAAGATTTTTGTAATGAAGAACAGTTAAGAAACTATCATAGAAATATGAAGTTGATTGATTTACAATATACCCCATCAAATATTGTTGACCAAGTTGGAAAACAATATGATGAAATTCCGAAAGGAAAGCGAAGTGGACTTTTGAACTTTTTTATCGAAAGAAAACTTAATAATTTAATTGAAAGCATAGGAGAATTTTAATGGCAATTGCAATAAATAAATCAGTACCAATCATAGAAGGCGGCGATGGTGCAGGAGGAACTTACAGTACTGAAGAAGGTTCAAAACTTACTGAAAGACCAAAACCAGACCCATCAATTAAAGTTAGAGTACCACTTCTTAGTGAAATTTTGACTAAAGTTCATGGTGCAAAAACAAAA